TGTTCGCTTTTTAAAAAATGGACGCAAGAAAATGGGACTCTATGTGTAACTCATGGTAATATAAATGAACAAGAGGTCATAAAACTAATTAGTCATTTTTACCCACAAGTAGAAATAATTGATAATAAATATTTGTTGAATATTCGGTCTCAAATGTGGAATAAAGTCGCTGATATTCAACAATCATTACAAGATTTCAAAAAGAAGCATTCAGAAGAAAAAGATGGGACTCTTTCTTTATCAGAAGAACTAGGAGAAGGAATGTCTCTTGTTTCATTGGACCAAATATATCAATTTTATTGTACATTTTGCAATAAACATAAAACTAAGATTGCTAGTAAGCGTTATTTTGAAAAGTTTGTAGTAAGTTTTTTAGCGTCTCATATATTATTTGAAAAATTCATTTCTAATGATTGGTTTCAATAAATATATTTAATGTCTCCTTCTAGATTTCTTTCCGCCGGTATAAGAGGTATTTAGTTTGTAGCCGGTATTTTCATAAGGAGGAGTATACACGTCGCTCGGCGATTGACCATCACCAAAAGGGGCCGCATCTAAGGGTCCATAAGGACTAGAATATCCACCATGCTGTTTTTTAGATTTGCTGTGAAGTTTGACATACCCAAATTTTCCCTTTTTTGTTCCATAACCGGCTTTGACCAGGCGGCGCTCTTTTTTGGCAGTGTGATGCTTCTTTTTGCTAACAACACGACCGTGTTTATTCATAATAAGATCGTTCTTGGTAAGCTCGCCGGAAGTTTTGTACGCAGTTCCATGCCAAACTTGCGCACGAGAGCCTTCCAACATTTCATATTTTTTCCCGTGAATCAAATAATGTCCGCCGGATGTTTTCTGATAACGTGTCATTATATATTTAAACGAGAGAAAATTAATTTTTTCTCTTGTGTAAGAAAATGACTAAAGTGAAATAAACAATTTACAATTTACATTTTTAAATTGAAAATTGCAAATAATTGCCGATTTATTGGTTTAATTGCTTTGTACTATAGCCCTATATCCTATATCTTAAAACCGATTTCGTATTCCCGGAATCAAATTTGGTTGAGTAGAATAATTATGATAATATTGATATTGAGGACTATTCGGATTCAAATAAGCAAAAGGAGCGTAAATTCCAGGAGTCGTTGTGTTATTTTGTAAAAATGCTTGCAATTCTGCTAAAGTTCCAAAGTTTCCAAATTGAGTTCTTCCCGAAGTTGCATATAAAATAGAATTTCTAGCATGCTCTACTTGGGTGCGATTAATAACAATATCCGAATTGCTATTGATTTGTTTATTGACGATTAAATTTCCACTATCAATACAAACAATATTATTATCATAAACTGTCTGTGCTCCGATGCCTACATTGCTTTGAGATACATTTGCATAAGGTGAAGTAGCGCATGTTCTAGAACGACTCCCTGGAATAAATTGAATTCGCGACATAAAATATATTATTACCTATATTACTTATGTTGATTATAATATATTTATGTTATATTTATTTTCTATTTATCATTTTTGTTATTATATCTGTTTAGTGTATGGATACACCACTTTCCATTTTGCAGCAAAAACATAATATGCGTGAATTTGAAATAGAACAACAAGAAAAAAGGGAAGATGATATGGAAAAAGAAAAGCTTTTAGAAGAGACAGAAAATGAAATCAATAAAATAAAAGAAGAACCGGAATATCAAGTATTTTGTTCAGATGAAAATGGGAATGGGTGTCCGATATGTCTTTTACCTTTTTGTAATATAGAACTAAGTGATAATCAATTTAGAGGTTATCATAGCACAAATGCATATGACAATATACCTATCAAAATAAAAACTTGCGGTCATATGTTTCATTATGATTGTCTCAAAAAATATTGCAACGCAACGCCGGGAAACACACGACGCATCTGCAAATGCCCTTTATGTAGAGCAGAATTCAATTTTAACATTTCTACTGAAAAATTATTTATATGTGAACAATTTGCAAATAAATTAAGTGCGATTTTAATAAAATACAGAAAAATTTATGAAGAAAGACAACGTGTAAAGAGACAAGAAAGACTTTTACAGAAGATGTTAAGAGAACGTGAAAATAGAGAAAAAGAACAGGAATTGAAATTAAAGACGTTGAGAGAAAAATATGATTATGAAAAAAGACAAAAATTAAAAGAAATGCGAGAAAAGGATGAATACGATGAATATGAAAAAAGACAAAGATTAAAAGACATGCAAAAACCTCTGTTAGAAGAAGAAGATAGAATATCAAGAGCGCGTCAATCTACAGGATTTGAACGCGAATATTTAACCGGTTTTAGTAATAGGGGAGGAAAGAAAAAATCAAAAAACCAAAGAAAAAAAACAAATAATAAAAAAAATAATAAAATGAGAAGAAAAACAAAGAAAAATCTCAAAATGTAAAGAATCTATGCTGACATTTTATATGGAACCTCTAAAAAACAAGTTTTTCCATCATAATCATACACAATTCTGGTTTTTCTTTCATTATCATCAAAATTTTCAGCGCCTCCTCTTCCATCCCCGCTTTCTCCCCAGGTTTCACTATGTGTATGCTTTCCTAAATACTGCAATGGATTAGTAGTATAATGCTTTTCAAAAGTAGATCCTTTCCATCTTTCTGTTCTAGTTTTCAATGCAAATGCATAATATTTATTTTTTTCAAATTGACACAATCTAAATACTTCTACTTCCTTTTCTGACATCAGCATGGGTTACATATTTATAATAGTTGTTTTTTAAGCGTATTTTGAATACATTATGTTATACAATTCAATTCAACATTTCTTTATTTTGTGTTTATCTGTTTCCAGTTTTTTCTATTTTCTCTCTTTTACAATAAAATTGAAAGAAGAATAAAGCTATAAAACAAAGATATCCTAGAAACCATGTCTGCCAAGGAGCTTTCTCACAAATACCAGCAAAAAACGGACAAGCAGCATATTCTGGACAATCCAGACACCTATATTGGTTCCGTAGAGCTGATTGATTCCAATGTCTGGTTGTTGAATGAGGCCAGTGATAAAATTGTGGAAAAAAATATTCGCTACATTCCCGCCTTATTTAAGTTGTTTGATGAAGGGATTGTCAATTGTCGCGATCATGTGGTCCGAATGTCACAAGCTGTGCAAGCAGGCACTCCCAATGCAGTTCCTGTTACCTATATTGATATTTCCATTCAAGATGATGGGACGATTGTTATGATTAATGACGGCAATGGTATAGATGTTGTAGAACATCCAGAATACAAAGTATGGATTCCTGAACTCATTTTTGGTCACCTTCGCACTTCTACCAATTATGACAAAACGGAGAAGAAAATCGTTGGTGGTAAAAATGGATTTGGCTTCAAACTGGTGCTGATTTGGTCCACCTATGGATCCATAGAAACCGTAGATCATGTGCGAGGCCTGAAATATACTCAGGAATTCCGACAAAATTTGGATGTTTTGGGAAAGCCGATAATTACCAAAGCGTCCAAAAGCAAGCCATACACTAAAATTACATTTCGTCCAGATTATGCAAGACTTGGTATTCCTGGTTTAAATGCAGATATGATTGCTCTTTTGAGAAAACGTGTATATGACGTGGCTGCAGTTACCGACAAATCACTAAAAGTAAAATATAATTCACATCTAATTCCTGTGAAAAATTTTGAGCAATATGTAAATATGTATATTGGAGCAAAAGATGTGGCAACGCGTGTCTATGAAGAACAAGGACCCCGCTGGGAATATGCCGTTGCTTTGTCACCTACTCATGAGTTTATTCAAATCAGTTTTGTCAATGGAATTCATACGGCCAAGGGCGGAAAACATGTAGAATATATTCTCAATCAAATTACGCGAAAATTGGCGGCGCTGATTGAAAAGAAACGTAAGATTACAGTGAATGCAAATAGTATCAAGGAACAATTAATGTTGTTTGTCCGATGTGATATTGAGAATCCCGCGTTTGATAGTCAAACCAAGGATTATATGAATACTCCTTCTGCAAAATTTGGCTCCGCATGTCAAGTCAGTGATAAATTCATTGAGAAGTTGGCCAAAATGGGTGTCATGGACGCTGCTTGTGCATTGACAGAAGTGAAGGAAAACAAGGCAGCCAAAAAAACAGATGGTTCTAAAACAAAAAATATTCGGGGTATTCCCAAGTTGATAGATGCAAATTGGGCTGGAACCGACAAGTCCAATCAATGTATTATTATCTTTTGCGAGGGAGATTCGGCAAAGGCAGGTGTTGTTTCAGGACTGTCTTCCGAGGACCGAAATATTATTGGTGTTTATCCGATGAAAGGTAAGATTCTCAATGTTCGCGGTGAGCAGATAAAAAAAATTGCAGAAAACAAAGAAATTGCGGAAATCAAAAAAATCCTGGGCTTGGAAACCGGACGTGAATATCAATCTCTACAAGAGGTTCATAAATCACTGCGTTATGGCAAGGTTCTTTTTATGACAGATCAAGACTTGGATGGTTCGCATATCAAGGGTCTTGGTATTAATTTATTCCAATCCGAATGGCCAAGCTTAACCCGAATTCCTGGATTTATTGGATTCATGAATACTCCGATTTTGAAAGCTCGCAAAGGCGGCCAAGAGTTGGTCTTTTACAATGAAGGAGAATACCAAGCTTGGAAGGAGGCCTCGGACACCAAAGGATGGAAGATTAAATATTACAAGGGATTGGGCACAAGTACAGGTAAGGAATTCCGTGAATATTTTGAAAACAAGAAGCTTGTTGGATTTGAATATCGTGGTCAAAGCAGTGAGGACGCCATTGATATGGTGTTTAATAAAAAGCGGGCGGATGATCGTAAGGAATGGTTGGAAGATTATTCGCGTGATCGTTACTTGAATACATCTCATGAGATGGTTCCTTATGAAGAATTTATTCACAAAGAGTTGATTCACTTTTCCAAGTATGATTGTGATCGCAGTATTCCCAACGTGATGGATGGGCTTAAAATTAGTCTGCGAAAAATTTTGTATTCCGCGTTTAAAAAAAATTTAACTACCGAAATCAAGGTGGCACAATTTTCAGGATATATTTCAGAGCATTCTGGATATCATCATGGAGAGGCCTCATTAAATGCGGCGATTATTGGCATGGCCCAGAACTTTGTGGGCAGTAATAATATTAATTTATTTGTGCCAAGTGGTCAATTTGGTACCCGTTTACAAGGCGGCAAAGATGCCGCTTCGGAGAGATATACATTTACATTATTGCAACGAATTACGCGGTTATTATTTCCAGAAAAAGACGATGCTATTTTGAAATATTTGGAAGACGACGGATTCCCTGTGGAGCCATTATATTATGCGCCTATTCTTCCCATGGTGCTCATCAATGGTTCCAAGGGAATTGGCACCGGATTCAGTACAGAAATTTTGTGTTATAATCCAATGGATATTTTGTCATATCTAAAGACCAAACTAACGACAGGATTTTTCCCAATGGAAACGGAATTTGTTCCTTACTATGAAGGTTTTACTGGATCTATTCATAAGACCAGCCCAGGGAAGTTTCTTGTACGAGGTATTTATGAAAAGGTGGGTGCGGATAAAATCCGCATTACAGAATTGCCGGTGGGAACATGGACCGACGATTTCAAGGAGTATTTGGAGACATTGACGGAAACTACAGACAAGACAGGGAAAAAAGTAACACCTGTTGTTAAAGATTATGATGATATGAGTAAGGATACTACCGTTGATTTTATTATCACTTTGCAAAAGGGAAAATTGGAAGAATTGGAAATGCAAACCTTGGATAACGGGTGTAATGGAATTGAAAAGCTGTTCAAGTTATATACAACTATGACAACAACAAATATGCATTTGTTCAATGCAGAGGACAAGTTGAAAAAGTATAATACGGTTGCGGAAATTATAGAAGATTATTATGAAACACGGTTGCAATTATATGCTCGCAGAAAGCAACATTTGATAGAAGCATTGGGAAAAGAATTGGCGGTTTTGTCCAACAAGACCAAATATATTCAAGAAACCTTGGCTGGAACGGTGGATTTGCGTCGGAAGACCAAGGAAGAAGTAACGGCAATGTTGATGACCAAGGGATTTCAGATATTGGAGGAGGACGGCGATTTTAAATATTTGACAAGAATGCCGATGGATAGTGTGACGGAAGAAAATGTTACCAAATTGTCTAAAGAACAGGAACAAAAATCAGCAGAATTAAAGATGACGCAAGCAACGACTGAGGAACAAATGTGGTTACAAGAGTTGACTCGTGTAGAAGAGGAGTACCAACATTATAAAACGGAGCGAGAACGTCATCAAACGGGGGCAACCGAGACTAAAAAAACAAAGACAAACAAGACTAGTAGTAACAAGCCCAATAAAACCAAGCTAGTATTAAAAAACAAAAAATAAATAATTAAATAAAAAAATGTAAAACAATAATCTTTGAAATAAAAATCAAAGATTATTGTTTATAATGTACTGTTTGTATTTTTGTATTTTATAATCTACTGTTTGTAGTATTATTATGTATTGTATTGATATCCGATTCATACACATATTTTTTATTA